TAAGCGTTTCTCAATTGCAGCTTTTCTTGCAGGACTTAAATCAGCCTTTGGTACATCTTTAGTGAACTTTTTAGCCATCTGATTACGTGCTTGTCTTTGAGCACGCTTGCCAAGAACTGCGCTGCTAGCCATCTTTTTCATGGCACGTTTTCTGCCAATAGCAACTTTTGCTTTATTTCTTTTCATGCTGATCGACTTGTTACGCCGTTGCGAAATGGTTAGTGCCTCATCCACATGCGCATGGTTCTCACACTCACAACCGTCTTTAGGATTGTCTATGTCGCAACCGCAATCTTCACATTTCTCTTCTGCAATACGTACATTACGTATTTCTTCTAATGACTTAGTCATCTATTACCTTCCTGGTTTATCCCATCCCTTTAATATATCAGCTGAGAAGTTGTTGTAGGAAAATTCCATCCTATCAACTATCTTAACAGCGCCACCACCAAGTCTATCTATAGCAACATAACCTTCTGGACCAGTCGTCTTATATCCGTTTTTGGTCTTAACAAAAGTTCTTGTCTTTGATAGCTTATTAAGTATATTTATAAGGTTTAGTTTAGCCAAAACAATGGTCTGTTGCAATTCAAACATCTTAATTAATGATGCTTTATTAGACCCAGAAAAGAAACTTAGAATACTATCTAGTTTGGCTTGTTTACCTTCTTTTCCCTTCTGGGTCTTTAACTTTGCTATTTCTTTAGCATACCTTTCAGATATCCAAATAACCAGCTTGGTAGCATGAGCAGCCGGACTACTAACGATTTCACCCTTCCGAACATAAGTATTATTGAACATTTCAATGAGTTTAGCCAACTCTTGATTAGCTTCAAGAGTTTTAAGGGTAGTTGAATTAATCTGGTTAAAAAGTTTACCAGCTTTTTGTAGATGATCATTTACAGTCTCCGTTTCTGATTTTGACATAGTATAGTTGGTCATATCAGTTAACATAGCATCTTGTGACCACACGTTTTTGGACTTTTTAAATTTAGATACATTCACGCCGTACGATGCTCTCATCTCTTGAAAACTTGCGCCATTATATGTTGTATGCCAGACAATACCCAGTTTAGCAGATTGTACTTCTTTTGCTTCTTGGGAGTTGGCTGGGATTGCGTATAGAATTGTATTAGGGTGGAAAGTGACATAGTCATCTCCTTTGATTTTTTCTTTCTTTAAGTCCGATTGTTCAAATAGATAGTCGCCTTGAATAACACCTGTAATACCTAACTCTGGTAGATACTTTAGAGCCAGCACAAGTTTTTGAGCAAGATCACCTGTAGTATCAGAATTGACATCAGATGCCGACTTGTAGACTTTAGGATTTTTGTTGAATATTGATTTTTTAGCAACAAAAAACTCACCGTCATTCGGATCAATGCCAGCAAAAATAGCAGGTGCACCATCCCATTTAACACTAACTGAACCATCATGTTCTCCCTTTAGCATATCTCGCAGCTCACGCAGTGCAAGTATAGCTTGTCTTGTTCCTTGCACACCACCATAAAGGACTTTATCCTCAATATGAGTCATGTGCATATTCTTTTGTTCTTTGAGTTGACTAAAGGTTAACATTATTTATTTCTCCTATTTATCATATAACTTTATAATATCATATAATGAATAGCTTGTAAACAGTTAATTTACCACCAAGGTGGAGTTTGTACTGTTCCGATTAAATAAACCCCGCCAAATACAGTAATTATTATACCAAATGATAGTGCAAGCATAATTCCGCCATTTAAAACAGCATGCTTAAATTCTTCGGCTGCATACACAGTGTCTTCACGTTCTTTCTTAATTGCTCGTCTTAACTCCATCATCTCGTCCCATGTATTAGGACCAAATCGCATATTCAACATAAACATAATTTCTTTTTCTTGCTCTTTCATCTTTTTCTTATGTGATATTATAGCAAAGGCTTCTTCCTCAATGGAACCAGAACCCATTAACTTAGCATGTAATGGTGGTCTTTTTCTTTGTTCTTCTGCTCTATTAATATCATTAAGTGCACCAAACCATTTACCTAATTGGTCTGTACAATTTTCAAGTTCTTGCCCTGCTTGGACTATTTTAGTAAGTCCTTTATATGCGGCCGATGCAGCAGCTATTGCTGTGAGTGGGTCGATCATTTTTATTCTCCCTAACGACCCATTCCGAATATACTCTGTAGATTATCCGCTTGCGCCCTTATATTGTAAATATCAACTGTCTTGCCATCTGATCTAATCGGTCCGATATTTAAAGGAGACCGACTATATGCAGGTATAGTAAATACAAATTCTAATGTGAACTGATATCCACCTGCCTCTGTTTTCTTCTGTACTCTTGCTCTCCAAGATGTTTGAGCAACACTAGAAAATGGTATAATAGGTTCATAAGATCCTTTGGCACTTCTTGCTCGATTTATATTTAGAGGGTTTTTTGTTCCAAGTAAATAGAAACCCCTTGTACCAATATTTATATAGTAAGTGTCTTTTAAATTGTAATATCTTTCAATGTATCGTGCATCCATAGTACCTGTAATACTTTGATACATTTTAATATCTTGATAGTATCTTTCTATTGGAGGAACGGATCTTTTGTCCTTACGTGCCATATAAGCAAATGGTGTCTTATTGGTTCTCCAACCGCCGTCTTCTGGTTTTGCATTTAATTTTTGTGCAATCTTTTCTCTTGCAGCCACTGATTGAATGAATTTCTTTTCTTTACTCAATTCACCTGCTTTACCTACAGTCCATCTGCTACCCTGTCTTGCATCTGGATTATATTCTATTTTAAGAGACCCAGCAGACGCAGCAGAAATCTTTAATTCAACTCCACTTTTTTCTACTCTTGGAGGGTTAGTTTTCATCATCTTTTGTATTTTCAAGTCTGGTTGATTAGATGATGCACCAGCTGGACTAAACCCATCAGGGATAATATTAAAGATTGGTTTGCTCAAAGCATCAAAGACATTTCTTTCATAGATAAAACCTTTTTGTGCTTGTCGTGTACCTTCTTCGGTCTCTGTTAGTTCTGCCATTTAATTCTCCCTCTGTATATTTATACAAAAAAAGGAGCCCCGAAGGACTCCTTTATAGGGAGGGTTTATTTATCCGTGATCGTAAGCACAGATTGGTGTATTTTTATTCTTCCAGGCAAACATTACTTTGTAGTACCAATCTTCATTTTTATTCCGAAGAATTTGAAGTGGGGAACTATCTAGTCCATCTTTGCTTCTTGCTTCTACATACTCTTCAACTGTGAAGTTTTTGATAAGCTGTGAAAGAAACTTGGCTTTAGTAAATGGTCCGCTGTGCTTAAACCGAGCAATGAAAAGTGGCTTCTGCTTGCCGACATTTGATGGGTGAACTTTTACACCGTTTTTAGTAATTGCAGGATAAACTTCTGCATTATCATAAGTGCCTGTGTAATGTAAGTATCCACCGTGGTAGTTGAAATCTGATTTGATAAACTTAGTCATTTGGAGGCTCTCTTTCTAGTTTGTTTCGTTATACTCTTATAACTCAGCCTCCAAAGCCTGTAAACCCCTAAAATGAATTATTATTGCTAAAACCGCAATAAAAATTGACCTAATCTTCCAACAAATGGTAGTAAAGCAAGAGCCATAAGTAAGTTCATTCCAGTGTGAGCCATAGCAATTCTTAATGTATCTCCCTTTGGCATTCCATCGGATACAAAGAACCCAGCTAACCAGATGGTTCCAGTGGTACCGAGATTTGCACCTAGCACACATGCAATTGCAGCTGGAAGCGGGAGTGCTCCTGAAGCAACTAAAGCAATAATAGCCGTTGTAGACAAAGAAGATGATTGCCACAACAAAGTCATAATAATACCACCGAAGAACATATACATTGGACTACCTAAGAACCAATTTAGATGTTCCATATTACCCATGGACTTCATTCCACCCGAGAATGTTTTAAGTCCAATATAGAAAATAACCAGTCCAACTAGTGTCGTGATTATCGGGTTTCCTAGATCCATTTTCTTTACCTTTTTCCATAATTGTTTCTCTCTATTCATTTGTTAAACTTCCCAGATTTTGCACGTAAACTGATTACCTAAGTCTCTTATCTCATGTGGCGGATACCCCTCTGATACTAGCCACGTTGTTAACTTGAAATCTTTACCTTCCTTTGGAATTAAAGGAAGCATTTTAGGAAAGCCATATCTCCATCCATTCGGAGGATCAACCATAGTTCTTTTTGGCTGTATTAGACCTCTTGTCTGGGTGTCAGAATTGACCTTTACTCTTTGCATTTAGTTGTGCTCTCCATTGTTCTGCCTTCCGTTGTAACCATCTACACGTTGTGCAAATAGTCTTGGATTCTTTTTTGCTGTTTCAAATGTTGCTACAGTAATAGCAATTGCGCCTAACAATATAATATGACCTACCATACTAATCACACCTGCCCAC